TCACTTTCTTATACATAGGCATAATCTTATCGTAATAAGTAGTACCTTTAATAACCACACGCCCAGTAAAAGTAGTACCATCTTCTAATGTGATACTACTTAATGTACGGTTTTTCCATAACAGTACCAGTGCATCATAGCTATCGCTGTCAAACACTGCACTACAAGATATCACTTCACCGTTATCAACAACACCATAATCCTCAACAACAACACCGCCATTACCGCTTTGGTCAACGATTTGTACCAGTTGCTGTCTATCATCATACCTGACATTATGGTCATCTGCTCTGCCAATAGATTTTATAGTACCGATTTGAATCATGATTAATATCTCCTTAATTACCGTGAGCCATACACATAGCCTTGCTGATTACCATTGATGCTTTCTAACGCAGTCAGAATCCGCTGTGCAACATTCTCAGCAACTCTATCCTGTGCAGTAACATCTTCCAACAAAGCATTATCAAAATTAACCGTAATTTGATTATTGTTTGTTACTGGTGCCATGCCTTGTTGACCAGCCCATCCAAATAATCTATCACGAGCATTAGCAATTTCTGCCAGCTTCTCTTGTCCAAAAGACTTATAAAAATCAATATCTGATTGCCGATAACCGCCACTCTTCATGCGTAATTGCTCAGCATACTTTTTAGCAGCATCTTCACTATAAGTGCCTTTCTGTTGCTCATTTTGAATATAACGCAACAGTTTCAGATTCTGCTGTAATGTACTTTCAGCACTACTAATAGCTGATTCTCTTGCTCTTTTTGCAGCATCTGCTTCTTTTTGATATGCAGATTCAGCATCTTTAATCTGTTTTTCTCGCTCTTGTTTTTGTTTTTGGTAATATTTGGCATCAATCTGCTCTTTTTGCTGTGTATACAGCTTATGAGCATCTACTTCAGATATACCAGCATCAATCCAAGCCTGTTTTTTACGCTCGATTTGCAGGATTTCTTTTTCATAAGCAGAAGCCATAACATCTTCTAATTCTTCATAAAACTTTTTATAAGAATCTTTTTCTTTAGTTTTTTCTTCTGCTCTTTTTTTGCTGTATTCCTCATTAATTTTATTTACTTTGCTTTCTGCCTGTTTAGCTTCAATTTCAGCTCTCTTATTTTTCTGCTCATTTAATGCTGCATAGTAGTCAGCAGAGCCTTTATTCCATGCATCTTCAATCTTCTTCTTAAATTCATCAATTTTAGCATTTACACTATCAGGTAACAGGTTTCTAGGACCTATCATCATAATATCTAATACACTTTTAAAAGTTTCACCTAATGGTTTCAACATCTTTAAAACAGCTGGTACTTCAGCTACGATATTCTGCAATGCTAAAGTAGATGCACCTTTAAAATTTAACCATTCCTTAGTAACAGAGCCTAAAGAGGCACCCATTTCATCATATAATTTTGCGTTTTTGCTTAATGCACTTGCAGTAGCTACTAAACTATCTACTTCTGCTTTCATATTTTCTACAGAAGCCTGTGCAAAAAATCCGCCTTTTACTGATGCAAGCCTTTCTTCTGCCATTGCTACAGCATTCGTCCAGTCTGTAACACTATGTAATTCACTGTACAGTACCTTGCTATCACCAGCTGCAGTCTTTGCAATTGTAGAATAGCTTTCCAAACCGTTCAGCAAATGGTCAAACTCACCAGTAGCAAGTGCTCCTTTAAAAGAAGCTGCCCAGTTACCAATCTCACCATTCTTTGCAGCTGTACGATATGCTCTGCTCAGCTCTTCTAATTGCTCTTTGTACGATTTAACTGTACCATCAGCATTAATTAATTCAGCACCGTACCGCTTTAATGCAATTGCTGCAGCACTCGTACCCTTAGTATCATTCAGTAATGCTTTATTAAGTATATTTAATGCACTAACCAACGATTCAGCATTACTTCCGTCAATTTTCGTCACACCAAAGATATATTCAGCATCTTCATAAGAAGAATGCATTCTTTCACGAAGCTGATATACGCTATCACTTGCTGCTACACCAGCCTTAGCAATATTATTAACACCCTGTGTAACAGCTTCTAATCCACCAGCTACAGCACCAATACCAGCTGCAGCTACACCAATACCACCAAGAGCCTTAGCAGCAGTCATACCAGCTGTGCCCATCTCTCCTAATGAAGCAGTGACATTACGAGTATAGTTGCGAATTTCAGCAAAAACAGGAGATGCCTTAGCTAAACCATCAGATAAAGCCCGTCCGAGATTTAAAGACTTGCTATCAACCTGCTTTTGCAGTCTATCTAATGCTCTTGTCTCTGCCAATAAAGACTTGCCAATATCCTGTGTCTGTTTAGAAAATTGACCGTTTGTACGGATACTTTCCTTATATGCATTATTAAGAGCCTGTACTACACGTTTCTGTATATCATATAAATGATTCAGCTTAGCATTTTCCATCTGCATAGCTTTTGTCATATTACCTGCAGCTTTAGCACTGGCAATGTCAACATCATAACGCAAACGCAAATCCTTAACTTCGGAATGCATTTCTCTCATAGATTTCTGCAAGTCAGCAGATGCAGTAGCCAGTGACTGCTCCCATTCTGATAAATTGATTCTTAAAGGCAGGTACAAGCCTTTATCGTTATCTTTAGCCATAGATATCTTCTCCTATATATAAGAAAAGGCAGCCACATACATGACTGCCTACATGAACATTCTAAATACATTTTCCGCAGGTTCATAATCCTGTGGATGATTGAATTTATCTGTTAGCAGCACCATGTCAAATAGCTCTTCAACAGGCATTTTTTCTACCGTCTCATAGCTCATATTTAACTCTTTAATTGCCCACAGATACCACTGCAAAATCCCTTCAACAGGGGACAAAGCTACACTGCTGCCTTGTCCCCGTCCTCTTTTGGGATTTGCTTTAACTTGCTAAAAACAAGGGAATTTACTTTTTCAACGCAATCAAGATAGGTAGGCAACAGCTCTTCCATAGGCATATTGTCTATGTCCTCATCACTTTTACCAGTAACCATCTTAATGCGTTCAATCGTACCATCAACATCAAAAATACCATCTTTCAATGGGTCAAAAGTACTAATATCTTTCCATTGTTTTACTGTAACAGTATTCATTTGTTATCCCTCGCTTTCATCATTATTACTGAGTAACAGCAGCTAACGGAACTGAAGCATAGAAGCTGTCAGTAGACGCATTTGCATCAAATTCCTTAGAATACAGCCACCGCCCGGTATTGTCACCAGCACCTTTCAGAGCTGCAAAAATAGCAGACGTTTCATTAGTCTGATACTCTGTGTTTTCGCCTTTTGTCTGACCACTCATGTTCGGCTCAGAGAACTTACCCTTGTACAGCCATATAGCCAGCTTTTTACCACCACCCATTAAGAATTCAAAGCCAACAGCTACATACGGAGCAGTATCGCTTGATTTCTTAATTAAGGTCTTTTCAGTTGAATCATAAGTATGACCAAGTAAATCAGCCTGAACTTCCAGCGGTAAATCAGCCAAATCCAGCGACAGATTAATATCGCCCATAGACACTTCAGATTCCCACACCATATTGTCGGCATACAGGGAAACCTTATTACTTTCAGATGTGACTTCAGCACTCACGATACCGCAGGACGGTGCTTTAATCGTACCATATACAGGATTACTGGTCGGAGTATCTTCTGTACTTAATACAGCATAATGCAGTTTAGAAATACCAACCTTTGCCATAGTTTTCTCTCCTTGTTATTCCACATTATCTATCGAAAAATCTAAAGATGTGTAGTATTCTACACCATCATTCACCTTATTAGTGTTTTGCCACATAAAACCAGCTGCAGTCATTGCAGTCTCAACCTGAGACTTTAATGAATTAATAGTAGCATTACCATTAGTAACGATTGTCACTCTTATGATATGCTCTCTTGCATACAGCTTGTTATCTGCATGTAAAACAGGCGTTTCCGATAAGTCTTTATAAACAACCATAGGATAATTGCCATTTTCAGGAAGCATATCATGAAAAATCTGATTACTGTTAAACACAGTCTGTAGTGCATTCGCACATAAAACATCTACATTAACCATTCCATGCATCTCCTATAGCTTCCATTACCTCTTTTTTTACAGTATTACGCAGTTTGTACCACGCATTGTAAAAAAATGGCTTGTTAATTCTCGGACTGAATTCTATCAATCTACCATAGGGAACACCGTATTTATAACGTCCTCGCATTGCAGGATTTCTGCTACCCGGTTTCTTAGGTGCAGCCTTAAATACTTCAGATTTAATTTTGCACGATAACCGTTTTGGTGTAGCTTTTGTAATCTTAATGCTTCGCTGTAACTGTCCTGTACGATTTTGAATGCCTTGTGCATCCATATTCGACTTAATCTGCTGTTGAACTTGTTCTGCTGCTTCATTTAAAGCATCAGCAGCAGCTTTGCGTACACGCTCATCAGCATCTTTTAAAAATGCATTTAAACTAGCCATAATCTCACAACCTAAATATTTACACAAATAAGATTACTGCCATGGGTTTTCTGCAGCTTCGAATACAATGTACTTATTATCAATTTCATAATAAGGCACAGATAATCGCAGTGTTTTACCGTGATATTGGATAAAATCAACTTGTCCTACGGTCTGTTTACGAATATAAAAACGATACAAAATTTTTGGCTGCAAACCAGCATCAGCAGCATTCAGAGATGCCGATTTAACTTCTACCGCAGCCCATACCGTCTTGCCCAGTACAATACTTTCGATACGGTTTAGCTCTTCATCAACGGTAACGCCTGCAGCCGCCAGCGTAATGCGTTCTCGAAATTTTGATATATCAATCGGAAATTTCATATTATTCACCGCCAGTAGGAGTAGCAGTATGCTGCAGCTGTACCAGCAATAACCGTATAGCAGGTGATACTGGTCTTTCAGTCGCTAACCGATTTTCATACCAGTCAGCTATCAGTAACTTACGAGCTAAATCAGCTTTTGCTTGCCAGCTTGTACCGCAGTTATTGTATTTGATTGTGTAATCATCTACTGCTCCCTCTAAGTATGATTCTGATGCATCCATCAACTGCTGTACTAATACATCATCCTCATCTGTAGCTCTGCAGTAAGCCTTAGCATCATTCAGTGTCAGCATTTTCTGTCTCTCCTTTATAAATTAGGCAGGGAATTGTGCCCTAAGCATTTCTTCCCTGCCAAAAGCGGGGGATACCTAAATTTATCAATCAGTTTGTCTATCAGTTTGTCTATCAATTAGGAATTAGACGGAGTGTACAGCAACTTCTTAATAGCACCAGCAAATTTTACTTTGCAGTCTAAACGAGAAGTAATGCGTACATCAGTAGCATTCTTTGCAAAAGCACTGTCAGAATACGGATTGTAGGACAGTACTAAGCCCTGACGTTCTACAAACATAATGGCATCAAACAAAGAGCCAACATAGAACGGAATTTCGCTATTAGTCGTATTCGGCAGAACTGCCAGCGGTAACTGAATCACTTCATAGCCCCGGAAATATTTCTTAGGCGACATAGCATTCGGCTGAATCAGTACATAATGGTCATTATCTACTTGGTCAGCTAAGAAAGAGCCACCATCGGTATTGGTGATAATCACTTTGTCAGCACCGTCTACAGGGTCAGTAGCATTAACTGCATCAGCAATAGCTTGCCATGTATGTACCGCAGTGCCAGCACCGATACCATCAATAGCAGCCAAAATCAGAGCATTCTCAGTGTTCCGCATTTTCTTTGCGAAAGTACGAGCAATGATATCAAATACGCTTGCATTTTCATCAGCCAGCAAATCATTAGATACAGGAACGATATCGCCATAATCAGCCACATTCCAATCAATGCTGTTGATAGTAACCTGTGTTTTGTTGATTCCACCTGCAGGGAATTCATCAAAATTGGTCAGTGTGTCGGTAGGATTAGCTACCACAGGGATTTTACCACTCTTAGAAGTAGCAGGGTAATTATCCGTACGGTCACGCAGACGATACACACCTGCAGGCATCTCAGCCACAAAATCGGCAGTGACGACAGGAACGAGTGCCTGACCACGAGTACTTCCAGTTTCAATCTGACCCGGAGTATCAGAAGCATTCACAGGTTTAATAAAACTCTTCATTTCATCGGTAACGCCTGTCCAGCCCTTATGCATGAAAGCATCAACAGCCTTGCGGACCTGATTCATCTTTTCTTTCTTATCCATCGGTTTTGCCATCCTTTCCGTTACCACTGTGTCAGGTAACGCATCATACTCATTTTGTATTTTTTCCAATTCGTCAGAAGCAGCCTTTGCTTCATCAACACTGCCCTTTTGGAGCATGTCCAGCACAACTTTACGCTGTGCATTAAGTGCCTTTAACAATTCAGCCTTTTTCTTCATAATTGAAACTCCTTTGCAACTTGTCTAATATATTTTTTACATCATTGCTAACATCATTATTATCATTAGCACTATTATCATTAGCACTATTATTTACCTTGCTTTTAATAGCTGTGGGAGCACTGTTATATTTCGAATATTCCAGTTTTTCAATTCCGCCACGTTCCATAATTTGTGCTACTGCTTTAACATCATTAGCTTCAACCATTTCGACATTATCGAAAAGCTCACTTGCTTCTCTTGCTGTATACCAAGTTTCAGCATCCATAGCTGATTTAATTCGCTCAATATCACCGCCACAATGCTTAGCATATGTATCAGCGATAGTATCACGGATTTTATCAAGCCAATCAGCAATACTGCGTAAGAATGAGGATTCACCCATTCCACCGCCAGCTGGATTATGAATCATAATAAATGTATTTTCAGGCATTACTATTTTATTGCAATTAAATGCAATCACAGAAGCAATGCTTGCAGCCCAGCTATCGATATATGCAACAGTAGGAGCATCATGAGCAGCCAACATATTAGCAATGGCAATACCAGCACTAACAGAGCCACCATCACTACTGATATGCACATCAATAGGCAGCCCTTTTAAGCTGTCCAGCTGTGCTTTTACATCAGCAGGAAATTGATATCCTAAAATGTTTCCATCCTCATCTCTGAGCCATTGTGCATCACTATCATCAACAATAATGCCATATAAATATATCTCGCCTTTTGTGGTAAGATTCTTTATTTTTATCATAATTACACCTCAATCTTTTCAGTAACTACCGTAGCACCGGGAGTAGTCATCAGCTTATCGCCACCATCGTGCGGTGGATATCCAGCTCTTTTACGAGCCTCATTAATCGTAAGAAATGCACCGCCACAGGATTTAACCAGCACATCAGCATGTGTATCAGGAGTAAGAGCCAATACTGCATCAGTATCAATGTCAATCCTCATACCAGCTGCAATTTCTTTATCAGAAAGTAATTTAACAGTCATTTCTGATTCGTATTGCCTGCAAATCCACATTAATGTATTGGTCACAAAATCTAATTGCTGTGCAGTAGCTGAAGAATAACTCGCCTTGTTATACATATTTAAAAATATGCTGGGCACCCCGAACG